AAGCGGATCGGGGAGGCGCAAGAAGAAGGGGCAGGCTGTTAAGCCTGCCCCCTCCTGCCTGCCGCCAAAGGTTTTCTTTGGCTTATCCATTTAGTCCACCTCGCGGACTTCCACGGGGTTGTCCCAATCGCAGGCGTTCTCGGCGTCGCCATCAAAGTCCTCCGGGTCTTTCGCGTCCCACTCCTCGGTCGTGTCCCAAGCCACCAGATACTTCGTGCCGCTGTCATCTACGCCGTGAGCGTAATAGCGCACCACGACATCGCCGTATCCGTGGTAGTTGTCGGCGTAGGCATCCTCGGTCAGGTGGATAGTCTTGCCCTCCCAAGTGATGTCGCCATTGTTGTTGCTGCTGTAGTCAATGCTCATGGTCGTCGGTCTCCTCTGTTGTGTGCGGTGTCCCCGCCTCACATTAAGATTATACCAGAACTATTCTGGTATGTCAAGGGGTTTGCAGAATAAAACACACCTTTTTTCTAAGAGGTCAATCGCCGCCCTGAGTGCGGCGGCGATGCTGATGTCCTCCTGCTCACTGTACGCCTCTAGCACCTGGCGGTGCCGGGCGGGGAGCGTCGTGTTGAAACGCTCCGGCGACGTGAGGCGCGTCTTAGGCCCCGGCTTCTTTGATTGTTTTTCGGCGTCCATTGTATTCTTTGCCCTTTCGTTGCAGGTTGATCGCCAGCCGCTCATTTATGAGCGTGGAGTTGTCACTCGCCTTCGCAGCCGCAGTAGCCGGGTCGGGCGAACTGCTCATTGTAGCGGACGGGCTGCCCGCAGATGCGGCACTTGGAGGCGGGCCGGGCCGACTTCGGGGCATCAATCCCGCCCAGCATCTTGACCTCCTCGGCGGTCAATTCGATAAACTTGTCGCCCCAGGCGATGACCGTGATGCTTTTCGCGGTGCGGGCGTTCGCGCCGACCTTGATTGTCTTCGGCCCGGCGTTGACGCCGCCGCTCACGCCGTCCACCAGGACTTCAAACCGGCTGCTCATCGGCGCGGTGTTGGTGTAAAAAACTTCGGCGGTCTTGCCGCTCGGGGTCGTCTTGGTCAGTTGAAGATTGCTGGTCATCATGGTCGTTGTCTCCTCGGTGTTTTGTTGCTTGCGAGGATATTATACCAGAATAGTTCTGGTATTTTCAAGTGGAACCGTAAAATAAATCAAAAATAATCCACCCGTACCAAATGGAACAGCAAAACGCGTCCAGGCCCCCAAACCCTTGACACGGTGGGCGGACGTGTTGTATGCTGAATGCACTACTCTCCTATATTGCCGGTTGCGGGGCGGCGTATATCCCCGTGGAACCAGGATGGCTACTGCTGTCTCTGGTTTTTTTGCGTCTGAGGAGTGCTGATGCCCCGCCAAGAAGTCAAGAACCGCAAGAAGAACGCCCGTAAGGTTGCCGCCTGTGCTGCCAAGCCGATCTGCGGCGGCTTTGCCGAGGGTGAACCCGCCGTCTCACTCGGCTGGTCTGTGGACTTTTGCGAGATGGCAGACCGTATCGGCAGAGAAGGCATCTACGGCGTCCCCAACCGCGACCGCGACCTCCTGGCAAAGAACGCCCCGCTCGGCACTTTCACGCCCCGCGACGGCCAGAGCATCCGGCCCGTCTACCGGGACGTTGCCAATGCCCTCTAGCCGTGCCTGACTCCCCGATCCACCTCCTGCCCGCCCGCTGCCCCAAGTGCAACAAGCAGGCCGCTCTAGACCCTCATGGATAACCGGGACGACCGGAACCCTTATGGATAACCGGGACCCTTATGGATAACTGGGACCCTTATGGATAGGCACAATGGCTCAATGCACTGCAAAAAGCAAGCGCTCGCAGAAGCAGTGTAAAAAGTCGGCCGTTCGGGGGTTCACCGTCTGCGAGATACACGGGGGCAAGACCCCGACGGGTATCGCACTCCCGCAAACCACCAGCGGCCGCTATTCCAAAAACCTTCCGACCCGTTTTCTTTCACGCTACGAAACGTCCCTCAAAGACCCGGAAATCCTGGCCCTGAGTGACGACGTGGCCCTGCTGGACGCCCGCCTCGAAGACCTCCTGTCCAAAGTGGACACGGGGGAGACGGGCGAGACGTGGCGGGCGCTCATGGACGCCGTGCAGGAGTTCGAAAAGTCCGAGCGGGCCGCAAACGCCGCGCAGTCCGGCGGCAATCAGTCCGGCGGCAAGCGGGCCGGCGGCAATCAGTCCGAACACCGCCTGAACCGCGAGGAGGCGATGCGGACAATCATCGTGCTCTGTCAGGCGGGCATGGCGGATTACGCGGCGTGGGCTGAGGTCGGCAAAACTTTAGAGCAGCGGCGTAAAACAGCCGAAACCGAGACAAAGCGCCGTCTGTCCATGCGGACCATGATCAGCGAGGACCGCGCCCTGCTCATGCAATCGGCTATCCTAGACATCATCAGGCGCAATGTTACAGACCGCAACACCCTTAGCTCAATCTCGCGTGACTTTGGAAAGCTCGCTCTGGGCGGGGATGGCGCAGGCGCTTGACCCTTTTGCTCATAACAAAGCCTCCTACCCGCTGGCCGGGAGCGAACTGCCCTATGACGTGTGGCTGGCCCGGCATTGCCCACACGCCATCTCCTCGCCGCTGGCCGCCCACCACCGACGCGCCTGGGAGTGGTTCGAGGGCTTAGAGCAGGGCAAGGAGCCGCCCGCCCTCATCGAGTGCTGGCCGCGCGGTCATGGCAAAAGTACGACCGTCGAGCTGGCCGTCGTACGCCAGTGCGTCAAGGCGACTCGCCGGTTCATCCTCTACGTCTGCCGGACCCAGGACGCCGCGAACTTTCACGTGCAGGCCATTGCGGCCGTCATGGAGCGCGTCGGGATTGACCGCGCCGTCAACAAGTACGGGCTGGCGAAGGGCTGGTCTTCCAACCTGCTGCGCACCGCGAATGGCTGCAACGTCCTGGCGTTCGGCCTGGACGCCGGGGCGCGGGGCGTCAAGCTAGACGAGGTCCGGCCCGACCTTATCGTCCTGGACGACGTGGATGACCTGGACGACAACGTGGAGGGGATTGCCAAGAAGTACCGGACGATCACGCAGACGGTCCTGCCCACCGGGGCGCGGGACGCGGCCGTCGTGTTTGTGCAAAACCTGATACACCCGCGCTCCATCATGGCCCAGGCGCTTTCCGGCGAGGCGGACATGCTGCGCCGCCGGCTCCAATCGCCCCCCGTGATGGCGGTCAAGGGGCTGGCCTACGAGGGGGACGGCGACGGCGGGTACCGCGTGACGGCGGGCGTGTCCACGTGGGAGGGCAAGCCGCTGGAAGCGTGCGAGGCCGAGATCAACAAGTTCGGCCTGGTATCGTTTCTGCGCGAGTGCCAGCACGAAGGCAATGTCGGCGGCCGGTTTTTCTCCGAGTTTGAGGGCATTGATCACGGTGGACCGGGAGTGGACGGGCGGCACGTCTGCTTGCCGTTTGACGTGCCGGCGCATTGGACCCGGTTCGGCGGCCTTGACTGGGGCTACCGCGCCCCTTTCGCCTTCATTTTGAACGCCGTAGACGAGAGCGGCGACGTCTGCGCGATTGACGAGGTTTACACGCCCGGCCTGACCAACCCGCAGCAGGCGGAGGCCGTCAAGCGGTGCCTCGAAAGTAACGGGTGCAAACTCTCCGACGTGCTGATTACGGCCGATCCGTCCATGTGGGCGAAGAAGGTCCATTCGGACGGCATTGCCCGCGCGGACATTGAGGACTTCTGGTCGGTCGGGCTGCGGTGCGTGCAGGCCAACAACAACCGCGCTCACGGGTTCAGCAACTTTCGCAACTACCTCGCCTCGCCGGGCGGCTTCCGCGCCTTCAAGGGCAAGTGTCCCAACCTGATCCGCACCATGGCCCTCGCCGTGTTTTCTAAGACGAGCGTTGAGGACCTGGATGACGACGCCGACAGCCCGCCCGGACACATGGACATTGTCAATGCCGAACGCTACGGCCTCGGGCAGCGGATACGCGCCTCCCGCGCCGCCGCGAAGCCGGTGGACAACCGCCCGCAGTTTATCAAAGACGCCGAAAAGCCAAAACGCCGGATTGTCTGAACGGCCAAAACGCCGGATTGTCTGAAAGGAGAATCGCCCGTGCTGTACTTCATCCTCATCATCGCCGCCCTTGTGCTGGCCCTGTACGCCGTCGTGGGGGCCAAAGGGCGCGGGGCGCTCTCCTGGGCCGTCCTGTGCCTCGCCCTGGCCGCCCTGGTCGCTCGCGGCGCCTTGCGGGTGGGCTAGAATGGTCGTTGACCTCGCGGCCCTCTGCTTCGCCCTCCTGCTCGCCTTCGACATCCTTCTACGCCTGTACGACCTGTGGCTGTTCCGTCGCTACCGCCGCGACGTGGAGCGCCTGGACCGCCCGTTCTACGTCCCGCCCCCGATCATCTGGCGCTGGGGCAAAATGGGTATCGACGGCCGCCCCATGCGAGAGAAAAAGCGCCGGGTCATCTAATCTCCAATGGCATCAAGCAACTTCATGGCGGCGTTGAGGGAGACCGGGAACGCCATCACCGAGCCTTTGCGCCGCTCCATCGGCCTGCGGGACAAGGACAACCCCGAGAGCGAGATGCTCCCCGTTGACTTCTCCGATCTGCCCTCCCCGCCCGACACCGAGCGCGAGTCGCGCCTCGTGGAGCTGATCCGCAGCCGCTACAAGCGGGCCGCCGACGCCCGCGCCCTGCACGACCAGGACATCCTGGAAAGCATGGCGTTCGACGCGGGCAAGCAGTGGGTGGAGTACAACCCCGAGACGGGCCGGCTCGACAGCCTCATCACCGACCCGGATGACCGCTACTACTATTTGACCGACAACCAGATTGCGCCGATGATTCAGTCCCTCGTCGCCCGCGCGACGTCTTCCGACCCGGACGTGTGGGCCGCGCCCCTCACCGACGGCGACCAAGACCGGCAGGCCAGCGAGGAGTCGGAGTCCATCCTGTCCCACTGCGGACGGACGCTCGGGATGCGGGCTTTGGTTCGCGAATGGACGCACGCGGCCCTTATCGGCAGCACGACCTTTCTAGAACTCGGCTGGGACAAGGACGCGGACGCGGAGACGCCCGGCAGGATTGGCCCGGACGGCGTGCCGCAGGGGGTCAAGACGGCCCGCATCGGAGAGGTCTATGCCGACCTGCGGCTGGCCCTGCACGTCTACCCCGACCCCAAGGCCAAGGAGTTTCACAAGAGCGCCTGGGTGGTCATCGCCGACGTCCTGTCCCTCTCCGACATAGTGGAAGAGTTCGGGAGGCGTGGCAAACTGGTGGAACCCGAGTCGTTCGACGCGGAGCACGGCGGGGTCGAGGGGCGGTTGGCCTATATTAACTCGGACACCGGGCGGGGCGCGGACACGCGTAAGAACTCGGCGACGGTGCTGCGGATGTGGGAGCGGCCGTCGGCGGTCTACCCCAACGGCCGCTACGCGGTGAGCGCGGGCAAGATCCTCCTGCGCTACCAGGACTGGCCCTACGACAAGACCGACCGATACCCGCTCGTGCCGCTCGCGTTCCAGAAGCGGCCCGGGAGCCTCTGGGGTGCGAACGCCGTGTCGGCGCTCATCCCCCTGCAAAGGGCCATCAACCGCATCCTATCCGGCATCACCGAGCGCGTCATCAACGACAAGCTGGCGATCCTCGTCATGGACGGCACGGACCTGGAACCGGACGAGTACACGTCCGCCCGCAACTACAAAAAGATCTCTTATTCGGCAGGTACGCCGCCCGCCTTCCAGCAGCCACCCGCGCCGAGCGGCTTCAACCTGGAATACGTCTCGTTCCTAAAAGCCGAAATGGAGCATATCGCCGGCAGCCACGAGGTCTCGTCGGCCAACGCCCCACCCGCCGCGTTCGCGCAGGGGGCACGTGCCTTAGAGCTGCGCCAGGAGGCCGATAACAGTCGCCTGGGCCTGTTCGTGAGCCAGTTGGAGTCGGCCCTGGTCGAAGCGGCGGAATGGCAGCTCGCCCTGTACCGCCAGTACGGCTCTGCCGTGCCCCGGCTCATGGGTATTGACGAGGACCTGATGCCGGGCAAGTCGGCCGGACGGATGCAATCGTTCCGGGCGCTGGGCAAAGGCTCGTGCCGGGTGGTTGTGACGCCGGGGAGCGGAATGCCCAAAAGTCCCGCCGCGCGTCAGGAGATGCTGGACGAGTGGTTCGAAAAGGGCATTTTCGGGCCGCCCGGCACGCCCGCCGCCGCCAAGACGTTCCTCGAACTCCAAGAAACCGTCCGCTCCGATGAACTGGTCGAGAAAGTAGAGGAGCGGATCAACGCGCAGGCGGCCCAGCTCATGCAGATGCAGCAACAGGCACAGCAAAGCCAGCAGCAGGCCCAAGCCGCTGCCGCCGCCCAGGCCGCCCAAGTGCAGGCTCAGAGCGCCATGCAGACCGCGCAGATGCAGGCCCAGCAGAGGCAGGCGGCGATGACCGCCGAACTCCAATTCAAACAGCAAGCGCTTTCGGTCCAGCAGCAGCACGACGCCGAGATGGCGGCGGTCAAGGACCACGCGCAATTAGAAGCCGCGCAAGCCGACGCCAACGTGCAGATGCACCGGATGCTCGTCGAGAAGCAGGTTCCGAGCGTATCCCTGGCCGGTAAACTCGGGCCGCAAGGCGTTATCAGTGCGGAGCAGGCGGCGGGATTGCAGCCGGACACGGCCGCCGACGCCGCCAAGGTGGCGATGCCCCCGCCTCCGGCACAGAACGCCCCGGCCAAGCCCAATAGCCCGGTAGCCCAATAGCCCGGTAGCCCATGAAATCGTTCGGCACCAGTGACACAGGAGACCTCCCCATGAAAAACGACATCAAACCCGGATTCGGACCGCGCGGCACGTTCGGCCTGTCCAACCAGATAGCGAAAGACGTGCCCGTTGCCGTCAGCCCCGCCCTGAAGACGTCTGTGCCCAGGACAGCCGCTGTCAAGGCAGTGATGCCCGTGTCCGCGCCCAGCCGCCTGACCCGCATGAACGCCTTTGCCAACCTCCCCGCCCTCGTCTCCCCCGTCAGCCAGGGCGTCAGCGCCCCCGGCCACGCAAGCGGCGGCCCGTCCGTTACGAAGGCCAGCCCGAAGCCTGTCACGACCCACGCGGCCCCCAAGTCGGGCGCAAAGGACGCGGGCAAGGGGCCGGGCAAGCCCGCCATGCCGAAGACGCGGCAGACGGGTCTCCAGACCAAGCACGTCCTGGGCGTGGAGAAGGGGTGCTGACACTCCACGCTTTTCTGGTAAAGTCAAGTACCGCCCCGACCAAGCCCTACGTCGGGTAGATAGCATCCTCTCTCCCGCGCCAAGCATTCCACCAGTCTCCCTCGCCAAGCATTCCACCAGTGGCCCGCTGCAAACGGGTAATGCCCGGCCTGTCCCAAGCCGCTCTAGGAGGCGGCCTAAATGCCTTCGTTTATGGAACACGTGACGGGTGCTAATTCCGCAGACTCACCCCCTGCGGCGACGGACGTGACCGCCGACACCAACCTCACTGAGACGCCGATTGCCGAAGACTCTCCCGATTCCTATTCTCCCGATTCCTCCGACGCCCCGGACCTCGTTGACCCGGACGGCGACGCCGACGCACCGCAAAGCGAAGGCAAGGGCGATGATGAGGATTCGGACGAAAGCGGCGACCCGTTCCACAAGAACCCGCGCTTCAAGCAGGTGATCGAGGAGCGGAACGCGACCCGCGCCGAGCGCGACGCCCTGAAGTCCGAGCGCGACGCCCTCAAAGCGCAAGCCGCCGACGCCGAAGCGTTTGCGGACATCCTGGCCGACCTGAAGGCCGAAGGCTACCAGGACGGCAAGACGGCCCGCGAGGGCCTCGCCGAGCGCGGGCGTCAGGCCCAAGAAGCCCAGGCCATCCAGCAGGAGGATGCCGACTGGCACGGCCAAGTCGCGGCGGCCCTGAACGAGCAGATCGCAAAAGGCGAGATCACGCAGGAGTACGGCGAACTTGTTTACACGAACGCCCTGCAACAGCGCCAGATCGCCCGCTTCCAGCAGCAGAGCCAGCAGCAGCAGGCCCTTGCCGCGCAGCGCGAGACCGAGACGCGGGCGCTCCTGTACCGGAGCGAGCTCGACAAGGACATCCAGGCGGTGAAGACCTCCCTTGGAGACCCCGACCTCGACACGGACCTCGTGCGCGACCTCGTGCTGTCCACGGGCGGCGACCCCAAAGAGATCGCGGCCCGCATCTCCGCCCGTGACCGCAGCCTCCGCGACAGCGGACGCCTCGCCGCCGCGAAGCAGATCGGCAATGCCAATAACGCGCCGCCGCCCTCCCGGACGGCCCCGCGTGCCCCCGAGAGGGACGAACAGGAACAGCAGCAGGCCCGGAAGTCGCGGCTCGGAGGCGGGTTCTCCCGCTACTTCCCCGCCGGCCGCAAGGTCTAGCCCCGCCAACCGCAAGGTCTAGCCCCACCGACCGCAAGGTCTAGCCTGTTGCCCGTTCCTCCCTCAAAGCAAAAAGTCAGAAACGAAAAGTTAGAAACGACACGACTCCGAGCGACGCCCCCGAAACGGGACGCCGCTTTTTTGTTGCCCGCGCCTTTCCGGCGGCGGGCGAGAGGAACCCAAGCACATGGCAACCGCCAACGGCGCAATGACACTCGCGGACTACGCCACCGAGAGCAACAACCCGCTCGTCCGCGAGATTTCGTACTCGCTCATCAAGGCCGGGAGCGTCTTCACCGACATCCCGCTCATCACCGACCCCACCATCTACAAGAACGGGGCGCGGGTCATGGACAACCTGCCCTCGCCCTACTGGGCCGACCTGAACGAGCTGCCCCAGCCGGTCACCGGCAAGGCCACGGCGTTCTCCGAGCAGGGGTGGATCATCCGCAACAACATTGACATTGACCACTATTTCAAGGACGACAAGAACGCCGTCGGCGACCCGTTCGACGTACAGATCGAGATGGCCCTGCGCGGCCTCTCCTACGACCTGAACGATAAGGTCATCAACAACAACCACGCCACGGGCAACCCGAAGGCGATGGTCGGCATTCGCGCCCGCCTGGACAACCCCGCCATCTACGGCACCAACCCGGCCTGTAAGATCGACGCGGGCGGACTGAACCTCTCCAACGGCAACATCACGTCCGCCACGGCCAACACGGCCATCTACCTCATCCAGCAAGCCTTAGATGAAGTGGGCAGCCCAGACGGGACCGACTGCTCAATCTACATGAACGACGACCTGCTGCGGCGCATCGAGCAGGGCGTCCGCACGATGGGCGCGGGGGGGGGGTTCGACCTC